TCACGTTTCCTTCTTGTTCTGTTCAAAGCGGTTTCGCGCATCCTGCGCCCGCGTTGCCAATTCGCGTTGGCGGACCATTCCTCCATATTTTTTCAGCATCTCAACACCAGAGTGACCCGTTACAGCTTTCACCATCTCGTCGTCGCAACCTGATTGATAGAGTTCGATTGTCGCGTTCTTGCGTAGCCCGTGGGTGACGTATTTTGCCGCGTCGGGATGCTTCATTGCGGATTTCACGCTACGCATTTCTTCGGCCACAGTGCGATAACGCACCGGGCGTCCGTTCTTGTCGGTAATGACCGTCAGGCCCTTTTTCTCGACAGTTGCCAGAAAAGCCTTGAGCCTGTCCGTCAGGGGTATCCACAAGGGCTTGTCAGTTTTGCCCTGAGTGAAATCATAGGCCCCGCTCTTGATATGGCCCCAGCGGATTTGCACCACGTCACCGATCCGCTGGCCCGTGCCTATGCACAATTCATAGACCAGCAGAGCGCGTGGCGTTGCAGCCGCTTCAAATTCGGCCCGCACATCATCCGGCCACGGTTCCCAGCCTTCACTTTCTTGCTTGAACAGCTTCACGCCATGCGCAGGATTGCCGTGATGCTTTTTGAGAAAACCAATATCCAACGCATGATTTAATAGCACAACAAGCACTTGCACGAGATAATTGGCTTGCCTCCATTTATCGGCGTTTGCTTGGTGCAGGCGATAAATATGGTGCCTCTCGATCCGCTGAGGGTCTTTCGCGCCCCAGATCGTGCGAATATGACCAATATATTTGCGGTAGTCAGACTTGGTGCGCGGCTTCAATTTCTTGAACGCATCGCTTTCAAAGTAGCTGAGAATCAGGGCCTCAAAATTGCGTTTTACTGGAACCGGCTCACGCCCCTTGAGCAATAGATTGTAATGATCCCAAAATTCCGTTGTGCCGGGTTCCTCTTTCATCATCACAGATTGACCACGGGAACGACGAATAAAACGAATGTAACCCCGATCAGGATAGACGTATTTGGGCAAGTGCTTCTTGGTCATTTGCCCATCCTCAGATCACTGTTCATAAAGTCGTCAGCTGCGTCAGAGTCCACCATCGAAGCGTCAATCGTTACAGACAGGTCAGGCTTAATCTCGGCCTTAACACGCGCCCACCCAGCCAAACGCGCCTCACGAATGAGCGCCGTCATTGTCTTGCGGGCAATGGTCTGTGGGCTATCAGCCATTAGACAGCGCCGCCAAAATCGCCGCAGTTCTCGAACACCGTTTTGAAGTTCACCAGAATACTGGCCTCTTTGTCCTCAACGGTCTCGCCTGTATTGCTGTAGCGGGCCTGCCATTCATCTGCATCGGCATAGATCGCAAACCAAAAATCCGTTATCGCATGGTCTTTATCCGAGCCGTTCACCGCAAGATTCCAGCGCAATTTGCAGTCGTTGTCAGTCTCAAGTTGCTCACGCAACCAATCAAAAGGCGCGATAAGGTCTTTAGGCTGCATACCAAGACGCATAAACGCAGCGATACCAGACGCTAGTCGAAGTTCACGCTCAGAAATACGCTTTCGCACATCGCCAATTTCCGCACGAATCAAGCCGAGGTTGCACATGTGGTTGACTTGCGGTCGCGTCAAACGCGCCCACTCTGCCACTTGATCTCTTGAGAATGATACTTCCATGAAGGCGACATTAGAACGTATCACCACTCTAGTCAATAGAGTGGTGATACGTTCTTAATCTCTCTATAGTCCTCAATTTTCTAAGATACGCCTTGCATCACGCTATCCATGTCAGCGCCGGTTGCGCACATCATCGCCGGATCTTAGAGTATGCCGAATTCAAAACCAGACGGAGGCGACATGAGCGAGATCACAGAAAAAGAACTAGCCGTGCTTTCACATTTTGTAGGCGATCACTGTGAACAGATCGGTAAGCTTTCTGGTATCGGTCCAAAAACATGGATGGATTTGGCTGCAAAAGGGCTAATTGAGGAATGCGAAAATGATGAGGGATACCGGATCACTACCGCAGGCCAAGCCGCACTAAATTGAGTCAAACAGCAACCCGCCTTTGTGCCTCAACAAATGCCAATCGCGCCGTTTCTGCCAATTCATCCTTGGCCCAACCTGCAATTTTGATCGCCTCATCTGGCGTCCAAAGGGCAAATGTCCCTTTGGGCGTGATCGCCAGCTTGCAATCCTCAATCCGCATCGGGCGCAGCAACAGCGTGAAGAAGGCTACCACCTTGAACCCGTTGCCGCGCTTGATAGGCGTTGCCAGAATTGCCACGTCCACTACTTTTGCATTAACTTCCATCGCCTTACGCCCTCGCTACCATGTCATAGAAAATAATCGTGCCATCCGGCGCTAACTTGCCAAGGTCTGCAATAGTCAGGGTGCCTTCGCTGCACTCGATCTTGTCCGATAGTTTGATTTCAACATCAGCCGTTGAACAGATCAGTCTAAAGTCGGATGCAAAGATGTTGGTGCCGTCGATACGTTCCATTTCAATCGGGAACACAGCAAGCTGCACATCATATCGAGTTATCACGGTTGAACCTCCTGAAGGATCAGACGGCCCGCCGCCCGTTGTCACAGACCGCGCGACTTGCGCCGCCTGCCCTCGCTTCGTCAGCATGGCCTTTGCCCTTTTGGCTTTGGCGTCATAATAGCCCATCGCCTATTCCTTCCAATCTACCAGCTTAAACGCCATCGCAGGATCAATGCCCGCCTCTTTCGCTTCGGCCAGTGCCTTTATCAGCGCCGTGACAGTCCTTGCCCGCCCGCCCGCGTCAAAGGCTTGTAGGGGTCGCATAACGTCCAGTGTAACGGGATCGCCCAGCTTCTCACTGGCCTCTTGCCCAATCATCGCCGCGATGGGCATTAGCCCCCATTGTGCAAGGTGACGTTGTGCCTCGCGTACCAGCGGCCCAGTGGTCACAGGATTGCTTAGACCGGGCAGAACCCCGAAGGCCATTTCGATGCTGGCCCTAGATGCCGCCCATGTCTCGCGGGTCATTGCTTTGGAAAGGTCAGGCGTCACATCGCTTGCCTTCCAATCTTGTGTTGGGGCAGGCCCGCCCGCCGCCTGCACGTTCACGCTTTCACGGATCAGGACACAGCCACGGGTGCCTCGGAACCCACGCGCCAAATCTTCCATGTCAGTCTCAGGCGATTCAGGGAACGGCACGATTGAGGTGCCAAGCGGTGCGTTTGCGTAAATCTCACTCAGCGCAGATTCCAGCGTTTGCAACATGCCGGCCGTTAGACGGGATCGCCGCAAGGGTGCAGTGCCGACATATGGCATAGACATTTCCGAACCAATCCGCAGGTGCAGCACCTCGCCAGCAAGAACAGTCATAGACCGCCCGCCGCCTGTATCTGCTACGCTCACCCGGTAAGCCGTGGGTTTGCTGAAACTGGTCGTCAAATCCCAATCCGCACAGGGTAGCAGCTCGTCGTCGCGGATCACAAACACAGCTTCCCCACGAAGCGCCAACGCCCGCGCAGACAGGCCCAGAATTGCAGGGGTTAACATTTCGGTGCCTGCCACGTCCGCAAGGCTTAAACCGCCCTCCCACAGGCTTACACAGCCCTGCACAGTGCCAGTGAGTTCCGCCAGCCCATCAACGCCGCCAATGTAGTCAGCCCGCGCCTGCATCACTTGGGAAGTGTAGCCCGTTCCGCTCGATCTCGTTTCGATTACTTTTTTCTTAAACGGCCACATATTCAAGCCCTCCGGTAATTGCGCAGCAGGTCAGCCGCGCCGCTGTACTGCATTGCCCGCGCAAGCCATGTGGGCGCACGGTTTATGGATTCCTCAAGAGGTCCGATCTTGTCAGTGAAGGACGTGGTGCCAACGCGCCCCGGATCATCAGCCATGTATTCAGCCAAGCGCCGGAACGCCTCAGAGACAGGCGCAGGCACATCACCCGCGCCAACTTGCGCCGTTATCCGATAAGTGCCATCGACAGGCAGACAGACGCCAAGCGGCCCGTTTGCCAGCGTCACAGCCTCCCATGCATCACCCGTCCAGATATGCGCCTCACTCGAAACAACAGGCGTAAGACGTGGGTGGAATTGATCGCTGCCGTTGCCGTTCAGCGTCCAAACAACCTCGCGCACAGAATAGCGATAGGCGGTATAAGCCTCGATCCTTGCCCAGATCATTGCAGGGTCCAGAGCCGCCGCCTCATCAGTCAGCGTTTCAGGTGCGTCAGGATATGCCGCGGGGGTCGCCTCGAATTGCTTTAGAACGTCAATCATATTACGCCCTCCATCTGTTCAAGGTCCGGTGCAAGCCAGTGCCAAGCCCGTCCGGTTCGATAAGCCCGCCGCCAGTGGACCAATTGCGCTGTTCAATCTGGGTTTCTGGATAGGCTGGACGTGTCACAATCGAAAATTCGTAAAGCAACGCCGCCAACACGGTGCGAATGATTGCGTTATGCGCCCCGTTTTCAGGATCGTGACCTTCATCCTCAATCGTTTCAGGATTAGGCACGGCCCGTTTAGGGGGAAGGCGAAAGCCTGGACTAATCCCGATTGCCAACCCCGCGCCGACAGCCGCCAACACGTCCTTGACGTAACTGACTTGCTGCATTTCTTCGGTGATCGTCGCAGTAAATGTCACCGCCGTGTCACTGTCTTGAATGTTCAAGGTGCCAGAGCGCACCGACGCCAGCGGCTTGCCGTAGTCGTGGCCCGATAGCAGGTGAATGTCCTTTGCCCCGCCATGATCCGACGGTGTGTTGATCCGGTAGGCAAAGGCCCCCGGCGCAATCACTTCTTTTTTCGGTCGACCGGAACGGCCCCCATCACTGAGGACCGCCCGCTTGCCGTAAGGAAAAGAGCCTTGCAGCGCCAACGCGCCCGACGCTCTTTTGCGTATTTCCAGACCGCCGCCTGCAAAGCCCTCCAACATTAGCTTGAAGCCGTTTGAACAGCCGTCAGCATTTCAAGCTGAGAGCCACGCGCAACGGTCACGTCCATTGTCGCCAGCGCCGTCACACGCAAGCCGCCGGATTGTGCATCCGAATATGGATCACGGATAAGATCCACCGCGCCCCACATACCGACAAAGATGGGCGACACGCCGCCCGCGTTTGTGGTCATCAAGGCATTGGTCGGTTTCATCGCGCCAGTTGGTGCCGCAAGGCCGTTTGTGGTCATAACGATGTTACCCGCCGGGATATTGGCAAGCATACGATCCCACTCGGAAACAGCCGTGCCGCTTATCAATGCGCTATCCATCCAAGCCCAAACCTCGGGCCGGATAAGCAGCTTCACAGCATCCGGCGAACCCGCCGCATTGCCAGCCATGAAACGAACCACAGCCGCCCGGAAAGCCGCCCAATCAGCCGTCGCCGTGACAGCCGTTGACGTGATGCCATAGGTTGCCGGTGTGGTCATAACGCCCAAAGGTTGCCCAGACGCGCCAGAGCCAAGGAAAACAACACGATCCATTTCAGCACCGATTGCGCTATTCATATCGCGCCGCACCGCTTGCTCAAGAGCCGCACCGGATTGCTTCAAAGACTTGCGCGTGATCTTCATTTGAACGCCCAAAGTGTTGTCAGGTGACAGCGCCTTGTCAGTCGTCTTGTAGGCAGACGTGCCGCCGACGTTGCCCGTTTCGGTCGATTGCCAGCCAACGGTTGCGCCGTCGGTTGTCACTGGCCACTCAACGGAACCGTGTGGAATGCTGATTGATTGCGCCCCCATGCGGGCCGCAGCCGATCCGGGGAACAAGCGTTCAATGATAGGGCGCGTTTGCATCGGGTCAGAATTGTCACCCGCGATGGTTTCGCCCGCACGTTGCTCAAGCGCCTGATACGGAATTGGGATGCCGCGATAACCGCCTTGTGAGCGCAGCTCTTGCACGATCTCAGCGGTCTGACCCGACAGGGCCGCGCCTTCATCCAAGGCCAATGCGACTTGGCGCAATTCAAAATTGCCCATCATCTCCGCAAATTCTTTGTCAGAGCGGGTTTCAAGTTCGGCCCCTGCCTCTTTGCGTTGCTCATCCTCAGAGATAAGCGCAGCGCGAAACCGCGTTTCGTTGGTACGGTATTCCGCATCAAGCGTTTCCATAGACCGCGTTTCGTCCTCAGACGGGGTTTCTTTGCCGACAATGCCAGCGAGTTGTTGACGGATTTCCGACTGACGCCGAGTGATTTTCAGTGAATCAAGCATGATGTTTTCCTTTATGCTCGTTAGGATTGCGCTGCATATTTCGCAGCAGATCGCGCCACTCTTGGCGCTTTGGGGTCAGGGGCTTATGCCCCACCTCAATTCGGGTCTTGCGGGCATGACAGGCACCGCAGAGAATTTGTAAATTTGACAGGGTGTAAGACAGGTCAGGCCGATCACGGACGGGCAGAACGTGGTCGCACTCAAGCCGCTTGTGAGTTCGACACTGGACGCAGGCCCAGCCGTCACGGTCTAGCGCCTGCATCCGCAGGGCCTTCCATCGGGGGCCGCGTGTCACCTTCGCAGAATGGCGTTTGTATTCTTTCCTCAACCCCATGCTATGCGCCCTCCCTTGTGAGCGGGACGGCTCATGATCCGAGCGCCCTCAGCCACAGCCAAGACAGCAGCGCAAGCCGCATCAATCCGGCCCATAGAACGGCCCTTAACGATTTTGGAATTGCCAGCTGGGTCAATGAATACCGCCGCCTCACCTATGGCGTGGCGCAACAGCAGGCTTTCAGCGACGTGCAGCTTGCCGTCAAAGACGTAACGCCGGAACCGTTCCACATCTTCGGAACCGTCCTTGAACCCCATGCCGCGCCAGATCACAGGCGCACGGTTGCCAATATCTGCCAAGCCGTCGCTGATTTCGGATTGCTTGAACCTATCGCAGACAATCGCCGCGATTTGCTCACCCTCCACATGGCCCAGAACACGCCGCAACCATTGCGCCAACGGGACCGTTTTTGCCCCCATCAACGCCAGTTCCTTGCGCTTGTGCATCAGGGTGTAGAGGTCGCCCACAGCATCCACTTGCCCACGCGCCTCAAGCGTCGGAACGGTGCCAAACGCGCCCCACGCCTCAAGCCGTCCAGTGTCAGGCCACAGATAGGCGACAGCCGACATTGACGCCGATTGCCCTTGATCCAAGCCGATCACAACTTGCCCTTGCCGTGGGGGCAGATCGTCGGTTTCGCATTGCAGCCATTCGTTCAGGTCTAGCAGCGCATCGCGATTGTCCTCAGCCACACGTTCATTGCGCGACAGCAGACGGAACCGAGACAACGCAGACCCACCACGCGCCAGCGCAAGTGCCGCGTCCTCTTTGAGGCGTGTCATTGTCGGGCCGATCCCATGCTTGGAACCGGGGTTTGCAATCAACAGACTGTCAGGATCATCAACAGGCAGGTTTGGCGTGGGGCGATGTTCTTGGCGGTAAACGCCCGGTGCATCCCGATCCAGCCACAGAGAAAAGGGGTGCATGTCATTGCTTGCCGATGTTGAGATAATCAGCGCCTTGCCGTCACGCTTTGACAGGCCAGTGAGCAATGCCGCCTCAAGTTCATCACCCTGAGCAACGGGCCAGTGGCCGCGTTCATCCAGAACCGCCAAAGTAGGGCTTGAGCCAAGGGCAGACTTGCCGTCAGCAGAGATTGCTTTGATTAGGTGCGAGCCGTTCTCATCATCATATTGAATTTCAAAACGGGGTTGCCGCCGGATCGTGATCCGCTCTTGGGTTTCGTCGGGCAAGGTGCCGATAAATGACGCGCAGTAGTTCCAAGCAATTTTGGCCTGCTCTTGAGTTCGGGCCGCGATAATAACTTCACGTTCAGCCGCGTCAGACCATGCGCCCAGCAATTCGCCGGCGCAGAGCATTGCCGAGATTGCAGACTTGCCGTTGCCGCGCCCCACGCTCAGGACGCCCACGTTGATCCCGTCAGCGAACGCGCCGTCAATGAAACGGTTTTGATAGGGTGCCAGCTTGATCGCCTTGCCTGCCAACCGACCCGTTGGAACAGTCAGAGACTTGCAGAACCGTTTAACCTTGGTCGGGGTTATAGCCATCAGAGCAACCTCCAAACAATCCAGAGGTTCAGGACCGCGCCCAATGGCAAGGCGACCCAAATTTGAAAGCCAAAGAGGAACAATAAGGTGATCATTGCTGCCCCCCCATCGTGTGTGTGGAAGGAAAGGCCCCACCCGCGCCCCTCCCACCGGAAAGAAACAGGGGCATTGGGACCATCTCAACCAGCGTGACAACTGTGACACCTCCTAGAGGTGTGTCACGTTCGTCACGGCAATGCTGGTCCGCACATGTCACGCACGGTGACGGCATGTCACGATTGTCACGGTGCAGATCACTCATCATCTTGCACCCTCCAAACGTGGTCGCCAAACTCACGGACCTCATCCAAGTCCATCAGCTTATCCTTGGCCCGCTTGAACGCCTGACGGGCGGCGCTATCACTCGCACCCGTGGTCAGGCCGTGAACACCACACGCATCCCGCCAGTGATCCACAGCAACTACCTTGCAGTTGTCGGGCCATAAGCTGCCGCTCTTGGTCGTGCCGTGCTGGCGCAGCGCGTCATAGAGCGCCATCATCGCCACCTCATTCTTCCCTCTAAGCGGCTTGCGAGTTAGCTTCGGCGGTTCGGCCACGTCCACCACCGCGCTTGTGACAGGCTCACCGTCCTCATCCATGCCAAGTGTGACCGAGCGCAGTTTGAAGTGCAGCGGCTCAGGTGGTTCTTGATCGCGTTGCTTGCGTGATAAGATTTCCCATTCCGATGTGACTTGGATTTCGTTATCTACCGCCGCTCTCAGTGCGGACGAACCACGCGCCCCACGGTCCTCATCCTTGCCCGTGTGGTGGATCACCATGACGTGCGCACCGGTGTTTTCACGTATCAGATCGCAGTTGCGCACAAAGATGGCCGCGTCCTTGGCCGTGTTCTCATCACCAGCGCCCATTGACCGCGCCAACGTATCGACGACCACCAGCGCCGGGGATTCATCGGGCATGATTTCGCAGATCGCCAGTGCATCGCCTTGTCCGTGAAGGTCCACACCGACAGGCAACAGGGTGAACGCCGCACCGCCCATTTCAGGCTTGTCGTGTTTGATTGCTGCAAGGCGGTTGCGGATACCCGCCCCGCCCTCAGCAGCGATGTAGAGGACAGGCCCGCCGTTTACGCGCAATCCGCGCCATGACTTGCCCGCCGCTATGTGCATGGCAATATCTAACGCCACGAACGTCTTGCCCGCGTTTGACGGGCCATAGAGCATTGAAAGGCAATTTCGGTCCAGCCAACCTTTGACCATGTAGTTGCTGGTCAGCACCGCTTCGATTGAACCAAGCCGGATTAGCTTCGCCTTGATCTCAAATGCACGGTCTACTTTGTTGTTCGGGACGATATATTGTGCTTCACTGTCAGTGTGGTCAGGACAACCTGCGTTCACCCAATCATCATAACTGCCATCCATCACGCCGCGACCTCCTGCTCGTAGGGGTCACAAAGCGCCGCATCAGCAGTTGCGCAGGCGGTATCATGGTCCAGAGATTGCAGCGCAGAGAAGGCCAGCGCCGCCCGCTGTTGTGGCGTCAGGCGCGCCCGCAGGATCACGCTAACGCCGTGAAGGTCGTTGGACGTGCCTACCCACAGGAAATAGCCGATAGACCGCGACACACGTTTGATATTTTCAGGGATGTGCTTTGCAATGCTCATGCCGCCACCTCGATACCGAAATGGGTGGCAATAATGCGCGGAACCGTGTTATGTTCGGCGAAAGAACAGACGCCTTCCACAACGTCTTTAACGCCGTTGAACCCTGCAAGGTTCGCGGCGTTTTCGTTTGCGCCGTTCAATTCGGCGTTTGAAACATTCTCGTTAAGTTCACGATTTGTCAGGGTCGGTTTTGAAACAATACCCTGTTGATTTGTTTGGATAACAGGCCGGATTGCAAATCCGTGTACAGGAGTTCGATTCTCCTACTCGCCTCCATTTACTTTCAATGGCTTAGCGGATCGAATGATCCAGCTCGTTTGAAAGTCTAAACAAACGTCTAAACATTCTGTTTTTGTTCCGTTCTCTTTTGCTGTGCCTGAATGGCCCGCATCTTCTGCCGAACCTTCTTGGTATAGTGCAGAACCATCGCAGGGCTTTGACCTGTCACAGCCGCGATGAGGTCATCACTGCATCCAGCTTCGAGAAGCTCGCAAGCCGCGTTATAGCGCCAGCTGTGGATATCAAAGTCCAGCGCCCCAACCTGTTCCCTGATCTTACGGACCGCCTGCGAGGCACCGCGATAAGACCAGCGGTTTGTGCCGCGCTCGTTTGTCAGGATGAAAACCGAATGACAACTGGCAGCATCGAGTGCGGCGCGAAGTTCGGGAAGGATAGGAACCCAAAGCTCTTTGCCCGTCTTATTTTGACGTATGGCAAAAGCACCGTCTTGAATGTCAGACCAGCGCATTTCTAGAACGTCCCCGATCCTCTGCCCTGTCCCCAGGCAAAGCTCCATAACGAGCCTTTCCCGTGAGCCGAGCGGACAAGCGCTCCGGTAAGCGTCCAGCAGATCGCGCGGCCAAGGCACGCGTGCAACTTTCTCAGTCTTGATCTCTGGAACGCCTTTGGCTGGGTTTGCTTCGCGCCATCCTAGATCGACACAATGCTCCATGAGGACACGGAGGACACGCAGTGAATAATTGGCGAAGTACGCCTTCTCTGCGTTTGCATCGCGAAGCTTAATAACGTCTTTCCGCTTCATGTTGCATGGGTTTGCATCCGCCATGATCGACAGAAAGAAATCTAGGTACTTGTCATAATCCAAGGCGGTGCGAGGCTTTAGTCGCTTGTAACGGTGGGAGCTGCGGTAATCCTTGACCAACGCGCCAAAATTACGGGCATTGACCCGCTTGGGCGGCGCTTCGCCGTTTAGAATGTCCGCGTATTCCTGCCAGAACTCCGCTGTTTGAAACTCATTCTGAAATTTGCGCGAGGGCCATCCGCGACGCTGAAAATAAAGCCCGTTTCTCTGCCGGTACACATGCTTTGGAAGCTCACGTTTTGTCATAGCGCATATCAATCCTCTCGAACTCGTCAGCAGTTGTTCCAACTGATAGCACGAGTTCGATCTTCTTGCCCTCAATCGTGACACGACTGACCGTTCTACCCGCTTTCTCGAAAGTGCGAAGCAAGCTCAAAGCACGCTGTTCGACTGTTGACGCTGACATCCCAATTTCCCTTGTTATCAAGGAAAGCTATGAGGAAAAAAACGGCAGGCGCAAACGGATCCACGAGAGCTTAGTCACTAGACGCATATACGAATTGTAACAATTCGTGACCAGCAGCGTAGTGTCTTTCCACGTGCAGACCGAAAAATCGCCCGGTGCGAGAACGCCTCAAGACTACAAAACCAAAAAAATTGGGAAGACCCATACAAGTTAAACCAACACACCGCGCGAAGGATCGAACGGGGAAACCGTGCTGAGTGCTGATCAGGTTTGCCGTAGGGTCGATAAACCGAAAGACCACTTGCTTATGTAAACACCACTAGCTGGTCGTAAATTAGTGACACCGATCGCCAAAACTACCCACCTGCGGCTTTCAAAGCAGTGTTCGGCGATCTCTAGTCACTAAAAGGATATATTATTAAAGTAGTAGATTATATCCCGCCTCTCGCCCTCTCCGATACTTACGTCTCCGAGGGCGAAAGGCTGGTGTTGCGGCGGCGATAGAGCACTTAGGCTTGTAGCTGGCCGTTATGGATGGTGGGCGCTTAAATTCGCGCTCACAGCAGGCAGGAGGCGGTTGCCAGGACTACGTAGCCAACAACCCTATCTCAGCCGATCTAAACGCCTCTCCGATTGCCTGTCGCTAAATTAGCCAGAACATCGAATGGACGCAGGCGTTCCCACTTTGAGGTGGAGCAAAATTAAGAGCAACACGTGCGGAAAGCGGAAGTTCGCTGCGGGTGCATATTTAAGCACTTAGGCAGTTTAAGCGGCCATTCCCTTGAATACAGTCAAATAGCGCAATCTGGTGGCAATCTGCGGGTGAAATAGTATACGTGTTTTCGATTGAAGTTCGGAGCAAACTAACTTCAGCTGTGATGAAAAATTAGATTGAGAATCTTGATGGCAGAGCAATACGATTTTGGCAACCTATCACCCATCGAATTCGAGGCTCTCGTAGCTGATCTTATGAGCGCGGAATGCAGAGTACGTTTTGAGACTTTCTCTGAAGGCGCGGATGGCGGTATCGATGCGCGACATAGCAGTGCAACGGGCAATATAATTCTTCAGGCAAAACATTACAAAAACAGCACATGGGCTGACTTGGAAACCTCAGCAAAAAAAGAGTCTCCTAAGATTCATAAGCTTACTCCAAGCATATACTATTTCCTGACATCTCAAAAGTTGACACCAGATAGAAAAGTTGCTCTCAAAAATCACCTAAGCCACCCATCGGTTACAGTGTCGAACATTCTCGGCAGGACCGAGATAAATGCTCTTATAAGAAAGCATGGGGATGTCGAAAAGAGTAACATCAAGCTTTGGCTATCAAGTGCGGCGGTGCTCCAGCGATTACTGACTAACGACATAGCCGTTTTCACAGAAGCAACTAAAGAAGGCATCGAGCGCATACTTAAAGTGTTTGTTGCCAACCCAAGCCTACCGAAGGCCGCCAAAATCTTGAAGAAACAACACTGCTTGATAGTTTCCGGTCCGCCCGGTGTGGGCAAGACAACACTAGCGCAAGTTTTGGCTGCGGAATACTGCGAAGACGGTTGGGAGCTTGTCGCAATAAGTAGCATCGAGAAAGGCTACGAAGCATTCCATCCAGAGAACAAGCAGGTCTTTGTTTTTGACGACTTCCTCGGCAAGATCAAACTTGATGCCAGATCATTGGCGAAAGATGATGCAAAGATCGCCGAATTTATGAGGCTCGTATCGGGCAGAAGCACAAAGCGGTTCATTTTAACAACGCGTAAGTACATTCTAGAAACGGCTCGAACGGCTTCTGAAGCACTAGATGACGATCAAGTAGAATTAACGGAGATGATCCTTGATCTGGACGTATACACCAGAGAGATCAAAGCTCGAATTCTGTACAACCACCTATATCATTCAGGTCTTGAAGAAAGTGCAATCGCGGCACTTCTAATGGGGGATACCGTCTCCCGTATTGTTGATCATCCGCATTATATGCCGCGCATCGTGCAGTGGATGACAGACCATGTTCGGTTCAGAGATGCTGACCCTGAAGAATACCCACGTTCGTTTATACAAGCACTCGATAATCCTGAGAAGGTTTGGGAAAAGCCTTTCCAGCATCATATCAGCGGTGCGGCGCGTGTGATGCTGTATTGTATGTACTTATCGAGACATGAAACCTTCTTTGAAGGTCGTGGAATTGAGAGAGGCATAAAGGTAGGAAAGTTGCGCGGCTTTTTTGAAAAAGCATTATCGGCTTTTTCTATCGAAAGTGACGGCACCGTTCCAGAGAGCCAATTTGAAGATACACTTCGGGAAATCAAGTCATCATTCATTGTGCTTCAAGGAGGGACGGTAAATTTCATAAACCCTTCGGTACAGGACTTTCTGGCGCGTAGGGTGAATGATGCGAAAATTCTGGATCGTCTAACACGCTCAATATCGACATTCGACAATGGAGCAGACCTCTGGAAAACAGCGTCCGAATTTTACAAAGGGAAACCTACTAAGACGTCTCAAGTTGCAAACCTAATCTTGTCACAGATTCAGTCTGGAGCAGTGAAGGGGCGACTGCCTCTCGAAGATTTAGCTCCTTTGCTTGGTGACTTGATTTCTAAATCTGAGAAACCTGATTTTATTCACTTTTTGCGCAAAGGCGGCTTGTCCGCCAGCTCATGGATCAATGCAGTAGAGTTGCCCGATCTCATAGATGATCTGATGTTTGGGAAGTATAGCGAGTTGCAGCATTCACAGGCATTCGGCAGGTGGCTTCGGCTTCAACTTTATAAGTATTTGTCGAAGAGAGAGCACGTCTTGGAAATCGAAGAATTAGGCATGCTTGCTGACAACTTGGCCATGTATCGAGAAGAGCTGCCAAAATGCATACTAGAACAGTTTGAAGAGGCTGCCACGGAAAGTATCGATAGCTTAGAGCCTTCTGGCATTGCAGACCATGAGGATCGCGAGTCAGCTATTAGCAATTGGGTGGAAGAGATTGGTAAGATTGAAAACTATCTTGGCCGCTCTGTGGATAGCTGGAAGCAGAGGGAACTCGAAGAGGAAATGTGGAACATCCAGCAATATCATGAACAGCAGATGCAAGAGTTCAGAGATAGTGGCGGCTTAAGTCGATCTTCTGCAAGTCCCGGTAGCGCCTCGAACCCATCATCTCCTACAAATCCTTGGGGGTCAGCTAGAGGTGGCTTCTCCAACGTAGATCTCGGCAACATGTTTTCGTCGCTCAAGAAATGA